CCCATCACCGACGTTTCGATGATCGCGCCGCGCTCGGAGCCGCGGGCAGCGGCCAGTTCGGTTTCGAGACTCGCTTTTTCAGCGTTCCACTTGTCCTGGTGCTGTTTCAGGATCGCATCGAAATTGCCGGCCTTTTTGGCAGCTTCCTCGGCTTCCCGTTCCTTCGCGGCCGTCAGTTCAGCGATTTCATCCGGAGTCTTGCCGAGCTTTTTCCAAGCGGCGACGTCCTTTTCGAGCGCCTTGCGCGCGTCGCGTTCTTTTTGCAGCGTCAGTTTGAGGGCGCCGGTGTCTTCCAACCCCTCGACGTTCAGATGAAACTTGCCGTCCTTTTCGGTGTACTCGCCGCGAAAGGCTTCAGGAACGGAGTCGATGGTGTCAACGATTGCAGCCAAAGGCATAACAGAATCTCTCTGTTTAGAACCGGCGTCCCGCCGGCGGGGTTACTTCTGCGCCTTGCGACGCAGTTGTTCAGTCGTCAGCGGCCGCCCGTTCTGGTCGAGCAGGTCGCGGAATTTGATTTTGCCGGCGCGCCATAGATCGGCCTTTTCAACGCCGAGCACCGTGTTCTGACGTTCGGAGCTTTGCTTGCGCAGCCATTCCTCGAAATTCATTTGCGCGGGGACTTGACCGTCCATCGACGCGCGGGTCGTTTCCGGAACCTCGTCCTCATCGATGCCGAGTTCGCGCCATGTCTTGAGCACCGGCACCGAAGTCGATCGGCAACCCCAATGCAGCTTGCCCGGCCCCTCGAGCCACGGGACCGTGTGTCCCATCGGCCGGTGTTCTTTCGGCGTATACTTCAAGCCGTCGCGAACAATGCAATAGTGCGACGTGCGCGTGTCGAGCGTGGACGACCATTGCAGCGCAGAAATCAGGTCGTCGTTGTCGTCGTACATGGCTTCACGGGCGGTATTCGCCGCAGCCTGCACAGACGCGCGGACCAGCCGGGTCGCCGACGCTTCCGAGATTTCCATAACGCCGCGCTGCGTGGTCGTGCCGCGAATGCGTTCGACGATCTTGCCGTTCGGCTCGCCGAGCGCGACGCCCTTGCGAACCTCGTCCTTGAACTTGTCGCGCAGGCCGGCGGCTTGGCGTCCCCACCATTCTTTTGACGACGCGCCGTCGATCATCACGTCGGACGTCAGCGCGTCGAGTTGCGGCTTGCTCAACCCGAAGTCGACGAAATCAACGCGCGCCGCGGTGTTGAAGGCTTGCGCGGTCCATGTCGCCTCGATTTCTACAATTTCGCGAATTTCCTGCGCCATCAGAGTCGCAATGTCGCGATAGGTCGCGCGGATCGTGCTTTCGACCAGGTCGAACAGCTTCGCCATTCGGCGGCGTTCGGCGGCAGCCTGCGCGGTGCCAGTCGGATCGACCTTAGCGATCAGCCCCGCGAGTTCGCCCGAGAGCACCCACAAAAACTCGAGAATCTTGTCGCGCGTGCCGGCTTCAAGACGCAACAGGTCGAGCGCCCGTTCCATGTACAGATCGACCAGCAGTTCGTTGGTCGTCAGTCCTTGGCGCGCTTTGTCGAGATCACTAGCCGGCAAGGTTCATCCCCTTACCTTGACCGGCATCGAGTTCGGGCGCTTCCTCGGCAATTCGCGCCTTGGCGACTTCCGGATCGAACGAGTCCGACAGAATTCCGCGGCGCTGCCATTCCGACCAGAATGTTTCTTTGTCGATCTGATTGGCATTGACAGCGTCGAGCAACATTTGCGCATCGGCAGCGTTACCAGACTGCACTCCGAAGTCGGTGTTGACGACGATCGAACCGCCATCCTGTTTGCGCGCGAATGTTTCGCCGGCAAACTCCGCCATGAACATGAACGCCTGCTCAAGCGCGTCTTGCAGGCCGCGCGCCATCATCGCCAGCGGCGAATTGATCTTCGCGTCATCGCGGATTTCGCCCGTCGCTGTCTTGCCGCCAGGCGTCGGCACAAGCAGTTGCAAGCCCATCGCCTGCATGTGCGTCTCAATATTTTCAAGGCGCGTTATTGCGGTGCCGATGGCCGAACCGGAATGCTCGATAACCGATAGCTTGGCTTCGGAGTTCTGCGAGCGAAACATATTGCTCGGGCCGACAGTGATCTTTTCGTCGTCATGAAATCCTGCACCGAACAAGATCGGCACGTTCGCAAAATGCGTTATAGACGTGATGTCACTGTTCAATTGCCAGTGCGCAACGTTCAGTTCTGCCAATTTTGCGAACGGGGGTCTTCCCTGCATGAAGCCCGAGCGGTTGATGTAAACTGGTACGATCGGAATGCTGGATAGAAGCACACCTTTCGCCGTCCTGATCGTGCCTTCGTCGTGAGCGACCCATTTGTCGCCTTCATCGTCCTTGCGATAAGTCGTCCACTTGCCGGGCTCGACAACGCGGATCTGCTCGATCTCTTTCTCGCCGAATTCGCCGTCGTCCTCGGTCACGTATTCCCGGATGCGCACCTGCGTTAGCGTCTCGACTCCTGCGATGGTCGTCGATTTCCAGCCGACCATCTGTTCAAGCGGAACGAAAGTCAGATAAGGGCGAATACCCGCCGCCGTCTCGTCGGCAATCGTTGCGCGTCGACCGTCATCGCGAGTTACCGCGGGCGGCATATCGACAAAAATGAACCCGACACCTGTTTGCAAGCTGTCTTGAAACACGTCTTTCGCGAACACGTTCAGGTGTCGCCCGGCAAGGTCGATGTTTTCGGCGTATTCGCGCAGTATCTGCGGAACATCGTTTTCCAAGGTAACAGGCTTGACGAAAACCTTGCCGGTCATGTCCTCGACGGTTTTGCCAGTCGCGTTGAATAGAAACGTCGAGTTGAGCCGAGCGGTGTATTCTTCTGTGCTCTCTGCCGGCCATTTCGGGAGATACTTTTCTCGACCAGCACGCATGGCGAATGTACCGCCCACGAGGTCGCGCACGATCGCCGATCGGGCAACCATCGCGGCGCTGGCTCTATTAGGCGTAGAAACATCAACCATGGGCACCCGCATAAATAACGTAGAAAAGTAAACAAAAGCGTTGACAATCTGCGTTAGTGAATTCTATGTAGGTACACGAACGGCGCGTTTCTCCGCACCGCTACGTATCACTACGCAACGATTTCATTTGTTCCTTTATCCGCCGCTGACGCCTCTCGACGCTTCGTCACGCGTCACTGCGCATCGCAACGCAACGGTTACAGTCTTAAAGGCTCGCGGGTGATTGTCATTGCCCGCCGCACGTTTTCCAAGGCGTATCGCAGGGAGTCAATCGTATGGTTCTTTTTGTCCGCCAGTTTGTTGGTCACTTCTAGCGTGTGCGGGTCGATTTCGAAAGCGTAGTGCGTCAGTTCGTCGATTACATGGGTGCATCGCGGATGTACGACGATGTCATACTTTTGCAAAAATTCCACACCTTCAATAACGGACCCTGGACCCTTAACCGCGGGTCGCATTCTCGGGAATCCGTTCTGTTGCATGTAAGTGACGGTGTCTGGCCAAGAACCGTCTGCTGTAATGGGATGGTTCTTTGAACCAGGAATTTTGGCGAACATCGCCGGGCGACGGTCAAGCGGACAACCGATCTGGTATGCCTCTTGGTCGACGAACAGCGTGTGCCCGACGACGTAGCACCTTACCAGGACCGAAGGGTCAACGCGCATCCCCCAATCGGCTCCAAAGTAAAAGCGCGCATCGGTTGGCGTTTCGAATTCGGCGACCTTCCAGTTTTTGAACACGCGCGCTTCGGAATTGCGCTGGTAATTGCCGAGCCAGATATGCCCGTACTTGTCAGGGTCGCGACCGAGAACATAGTCCTTTTCTGCGGGCAGCGCGGTGTCGCCGAACCACGGATTATCCATCCAGTTCGCGCGAACTACACGAGCGTCCGGCGGTGGAGTCCACTCCTTTTGCTTTTGCTTCGAACCATTTCCGCGCAGAAAATCGTCGACTGGGTCGCTTTCGTGCGCAGGGTTCCAAGAGAACCAGATTTCCGAATCGCGCAAAGTCCCGTCCTTCATTCGCGTTTTCTTGCGAATAGTCGGGGTCAGCAGTTCAAGCGACTTCGCCGACAACGTCTGAGCTTCCTCGACCCAAGCGATGTCGAAATTCTCAAGCGACTTGATCGAGTCGGCGGTATGGTTTTGCATACCTTGGAAAATGATTAGGCCGGGTCCAACGTGCCGACCAGCGTTGTGATCGTATCCGCCCGGCGTCTTAATTTCGGCTTTCTGCACTTCGAAAAGATGACCGAGGTCGTGCGCCTCAATCTTCATTTCGATCAATCGCTTCGCCGATTGCGCAAGCGATTTTTGCACTTCGCGAATGCAGACGGCTCGGAGGCCAGGCTGTTGCAATGCGCGCATAACAAGCAATTCGCCGAAAAAGTGAGACTTTCCGGATCCTCGTCCACCGTAAGCGCCTTTGTATCGTGACGGCGACAAAAGCGGATGAAAGACGGGTGCATAGCTTATCTTCACGACGACGGTTCCGTGGCTGGCGGCGGAACAGCTATCCACTCAATCTCAGTAATCGGCTCTTTATCCGCGGTCGGGTCCGCGACTTTGCCGCCTGGACCGCGCGGTGCGTAGGCGTCCGCCATTTCGCGAGCAATCTGTTCGAGATAGCCGGTAAAGCCGGCATTGCGCGCGCGTGCCGAAAAGACCAGTTCGTTCAGCAAAGCGACGCGCACGTCACGGTGTTTCGTCGGTGCGTCCAGATAGGCCGCGCGTTCGGCGTCGAAGAATGCGCGCCAGTCGGCCGGCAGTCGGTTCGGATGCATCGGCGCGAGGTCGTCGGCCGTGCAGCGAGTATCCTTCCATTTGATGTTGAATTCCGCGACGATCGTCTCGGGCTGGACGTATTGCGCCAACTTACGAACGATGAATTCCCATTGCTCACGGCTGAATACTGTCGCCATCGGCCGTCACTTCCTGGCACAACGGCTGCATGCGCCCCATCCGCCGCGCCACCCCACTCGCGTCAGTCGAAGCGCACGCAGCCGTTGTTCAGATTGGATAGACGCAGCGGCGCAGGCCCCATACGGAAGCCCTCGCACCATCATGTGCCGCACGAACCTTAACCGGAGTGCGACTCCGACCTTCGGAATTACCAGCAAGACGCCGCTGCGTTGCTCGAAACGCGCCATCATCGAGTGAATGGCGACACATGGGCCTATCCGCGGTGCCCGCGCTTCGAATTGGAAAGCCTTTTCGTCTGTCGTCCAACGATACGAACGCTGCGCCCTAATGCTGACTTGGCGGCGAGGTCGTCGGGTCGAACGACAGGCGGGAAGGCTTTGACTAAAAAGCCCGCCGGGTTAGGGCGGACTTGGGAATGTAATCCAGCGCGGGTCGGGCTACATGGTTGCACCTTCGCTTGTGCGCCTATTGGTACGGATTGCGCACAAATAGCACAGTCGACCCCGCGTGTCAACAATAGCGCAGATTGTCAGCGAGCCGGGAGAGTCAGTTTCCAGGTGTGAGCGCCGCGCGGCGTATTTCCACGGATCGCAGCGAAATGGCGAAGGGCGCGGACCAAATGCTCCGCGGAGTATCCCGACCGCTTACGATACTTGCGATCCAGCGACGTCAAACTTACGTCCGCGAATAAAACCGCGACCGCGATGGCAATTTCACGAGTGTCGGCCAAGTCTGCGCGCCATCGCTGATACGCTCGGGATAGGTCCGACTGCGTCGCCGCAAAATCTTCCTGTGCCCCAAACTGCTTATTGGTCTTGACCGCAGTAGACGGGTCACGACGAATATGCGCTCCCATCGTATAGGCATACGCATCCATAAGCTCGTCTGCGGCTGTTTCTTCCCACAGAGACAGGGTCCCGGCTCGCTTGATCTTGTTGATCGGTGGTTCGGTGACGCGCACCTTCTCCCGATCGGACTGCTTACCCTCGCGCCGGATCCGCGCGAAATGCTTCTGCCATTCAACCTTTTTGCGCTTCTCGGCCTTCTCGGCCGCGCGCTGCTTGGCGGATTTCTTAATGACCACGCCACGCCCGCCGAATGTCCTCGCCGAAATCCCGCTCGAGATTGTCGCGGATTGCCCAATGCACCCAAACGGGCAGCATGATGACAACCGTGCCGACGATGGTCGCGACCACAGCAGTTTTGCGGAGTAGAGGATTGCGAATGTCGCGGATCATGCGTAACGCTCCACGATGTCGCCGGTGCGACCGCGAAAGTAATGATTCGGCGGAAGGCCGTTCACGAGATTCGATCGGATCGTGTGTTCGTCGGTCACTTCGACCTTGACGGTTCGAAAGCCGAGGTCATGCCAGTGCTTTTTGATCGCGTCGGCGAGGCGATGGGTGGAAGTCAAAAGAGACATGCGCGCTCCTATTTCGCGCGCAGACTGTCATCAATAACGCAGACTGTCAACGATAAAATGCTTGGCGGTTAGTATTGCTCCGCCAGCACCCGATAAACGTATGCCTCGCTACAGTCGCACAACACCGCAATGCGCTCAACACCATGGCCGCGGCTGCGCAGGCCGATAATCATCGGCACCCTTTCGGACGTGCGGGTCCGCGGCGCGCGGGCGCGTGCCGACCGGCTTGCGCAACTCCGCGTAAACGTACGTTCTCGACAAGCCGGTCGCGCGGATAATTTCGACCGGCGTTCTACCAGCGTCCAGCATGTCGAGGATAGTTCGAACGTGCGGGGTCATGGTGCGATCTTCCAAGCAGCGGCCGCGCTCGCGATGCACCGATGCGCGTCGAGGTCGACGACAACGCCGAATGCTGCCGTCCAATAATTGCCTGCCGGCAGGTCGAGCGCGTCACCATTAGCAAATACCAATCGCGCAGGTGACGTCAGCCGAACGTCTTGCAAGAGTTCGACGGTCATTGTGACGCGATCGGTATTGCTTGGAATGCAATTTCGCCGTTCTCGTCTGTAAACTGCACTACCTGGTGTGGAGCGCCCGAAATTTCCGATAGCATTTCCGCGTAACGAAGTGCGTCGCGCTCTCGTCGTTTCAGGTTGCGTGCTTTCGGCCGCCGGTCAGCATCGTATATTTTGACATGCATTTTCTGTCGCTCTTTGACCTCAGTCCGCTTTCGATATTCTCGAGCGGCCTTGTTCGCGCGTCGACGGTTGCGCGGCCGCCGTTTTGTCAGCATTACGCACTCGTAGCAGGCCGTGTTGCTGACAAACCTTTGGCACACATGACCGCGAAAGCAGGGAACGCCTGTAAAATAGCGTTTCAATCCTTGTCGAGCGGCGTCCGCACGTTCTATCACGGGATACTCGACGGCATTGGGACAATCATCGTTCGCCCGGACGATAGAACTTGAAGCGCCGACGTTCGGCTCTGTCCGTTGATAATCAGAAGCGCGTCGACTTCGCCGTTTTCCAAGCGGACCCATTTTGCTTTGTCTCCGAAACGTTCGAGTGTCGACGGTAGTAAATAGCGATCGGTAGCGGTGTCGATCAGCACTCCGCGCGAGTCCGAGTAGGCTTTTCGAACTGCCAGCCACCCGCCCGACCTGTCTTTATTATCGCGAAACGACGCGATCAGCGCCGCGCCTGATGGCGTCTGCAACAGCTTCGGACCCGCATTTTCCGCGCGTTCGCCGGCGCGCATGTCGTGCGCGCAGTGAGGACAGTCGAGCAAGCCTTTCTGGATCGGCACCAGGCACGCCGGGCACAGCTTGGTCATCGGTTCGTCGCAGGACCAGCAGCGCATTGCGGCCGCGGCGTTGCGCTTGCCGCACTCGTCGCAGGAGATCAGTTTTGACTTGGTTTCCTTCGGCCGGATGAAATCCAACGGCCCATGCTGGTCGATGTTGCCGGCGAAATCGAGCACCAGGCCGTCAGCCTTGCCGGCGGCGATGCTCTTTTCGATCGTGCCGCCGATCGTGCGCAGGAGCCGGCCGGTCATTTGAATGTACAAGCCGACCGACATTGTCTTGCGGCGCATCACCAGCATGTCGACTTCCTGCACGTCGAACCCCGTGGTCAAGGCGGCGACATTGACAAGCGCCTTCAGTCGGCCGGCTCGAAATGCCGCGATCGCCTGCGCGCGCTCGCCAGCCGGCGTCGTGCCGAGCACAATCCCGGTCGGAATGTTCCACTCGTTCATGCGTGCGCACATTGCCTTCGCGGCCTTGGTCGTCGCTTCGAACACCAACCACGCGCGCCGGTCGCGACCATGCGACACCATCTGCGCAATATGATTGTCCATCAGCGCCAGCATTTGCGCGTCTTGGCTGTCGCCGGAATACTCGCCTTGCTTTTTGCGCAGTTTACTCGCGTCGATCTTGTCGTCGGCCGCGCCGCTGAACGCCGGCACTAGATAGCCGTCGCGAATCCCGTCAAGGATGCCGTACTGATAGACGACCGCCTGAAATGGCGCCGCTTCGCCCTCGACCAGCGAACCGCCTTGCAGCCGGAATGTGGTGCCCGAGAAACCAGGTTGTCGCGGTTCGCCAAGGTCGCGATATAGCTGCCGATACATTCCCGCCTCGGAATGCGGGATCAGGTGGCATTCGTCCACCAGCATGTTCGCGATAGGACCGAAGCTGCGGCCAGACGAATAGACGGATTGAATCGCCGCGCTAATGACCGGCGCACGCCATGTCCGCTCGCCGAGCGCGGCCGCATTGATGCCGACTTGCAAACCGAGAGCGCGACAAGCGGCGGCGTTCTGCTCGACAAGCTCGCGCGTGTGCGCGCAGATAACCGTTCGCTCGCCATGCTGCCAGCGGCGGCGCGCAATCTCCGCCATCGTGAGTGATTTGCCGGACCCGACACAGGAATCGACCAGTGGCCGCGTAATGCCGCGCGCGAACGCGGCCTCGACGGCGTCGGCCGCTGCGATCTGGTTGGGTCGTAGCTGGATCATCTGCGAGAGTGAGCGGCGCGACCGATGCGGAGCGCCTTAAGCATCGGGGCGCGCTTCCACCCATACGCGCGACACACCGCGTAGAAATCGCCGCGAAACACGCGGACAAACTCGCGGTACAGGATGCGGCATTCCGTAACGTCATTGTCGCGCCAGATTGCTATTGCGTTGATACGCGCGGCCATTCTCACGCCTCCCCTTGCATGTGCGCAAGGATGGCCGCACGAAGGTCTTCCGCGCTTTTCCATTCGTTGTCCGTGGGTCGCTTGATCGTGTCGCGAAGCGCCTTTGCGGCTTCCTGCACGTCTGCGCGACCGTTGAGCGTCAACACGCGACCAACGCGCGCCACATCAACGCTATGGAATGAGCCAGTCATTTCGACCTTGCGCGCCAAGCCTTCGCGGCTGGCTTGAGTCACGGTCGCGAGGTGGAAGCGTGTGTAGTAGGTCCGCTTCATCTGCGCGGTGTGGTAGGAATGCGCCACCTCAACGGCGACCACTTCGCCCTTGCGTACGGGGTTTGCGATGGGCACGGTTGTCATTGCGATTTATCTGCCATTTCACGCGCGATCTGCGCCGCTTCCTTTTCCGGAACGCCGGCCATAACAAGCAGCATCAGAATGTTTGCGTAGGTGCGGGGAGGGCGAATGTGTTTCATGCCATCACTGTATGCGATAAGCGCAGACAGTCAACAATAAAGTGAACAATCAACCAATAAAATCGGGCAGGCCACTAGCAAACGGCAGGCGCTCCGGCTGGTCCGGCACGATCGACGGAGACTCAACACGCGGGCAGGGCGGCGCCTCGTCGTCACGGTCCCACGCCAGCCGGCACGCTGCGCAATGATGCGACCCATCCGATTGCGTGCGGGCTTGACAGGCAGTCACTTCAACGCCTCGGCGATCCATTTCGTCAACCAGGGATTGTCGCGAAAGAGCGTCATCTGAGCGGTGCCGAATGTGCTCACGATGCGTTCCTCTTTGTCCTCGTCGTCGATGCCGTAAGCCCAATAGATCGCGTGATTGATTTCGTGCAGCATCGTGTCCACGGCCTTGAAGCGCGACGGCATCTCGCGCTGAATCCGGATCGTCTGCTCGATGCTGGAAAACTCTCCCCAACGCTGCAATCCGGCCGCCTGGTGATGCGACATGAGTTCAATGCGTATGTCGTAACCGGCGACGCGGACGACGCTCGGCAGCTTTTCCAGAATGTTGCTCATGCTGTCACCAACCCTCGATTGCCCGCAATGATCCGCAACGCCGCGTTGGCTGCGCGCGTCTGACCGATCGCGTCGTTCAGCGCGATATGCGGCGGCGGGACGGCGAATTCCTTCACGTTAACGCCGGCGAGGTCGTATAGCGTGCGCGTGTCGCGCACGTCTGCAAAATGCCAGGGCGTCTTGCGGCCGATCTTGTCGTAAAGCGCGGTCAGCAGCGGAGCGTCGAACGTCGCGCCGTGACACCAGATTAGCGGGCTTAGACTGCCAGTATCGCGAGCGGCCCAAGCAAGCCATGACGTCACGTAATCGAGCGCCTGCACCACTTGCAACGGGTTCACGGTCGCCGCATGCCACGCCTCGGCGGATTGCGTCGACCACCACTGCTCGGTCGCCGGGTCGCTGTGCATGCCGAGCGCGCGCTGCGTCTCAATATCGAGATTGACCTGCACGCACGCCTCGTCGGAAAAGCGCACCAGCGCAATCGACAGGATAATCGCGCCGGGCCGCGTGCCGAGCGTCTCGAGGTCGAGCATAATGTGCGCGGTCACGATGCAGCCTCGTGCATGTTGAGGACTTCGCGTTGCGCCGGTGAAAGATCAGGAACGCATTCGCGGTCACAATCGATTTCCAGCGGTTCACCTTTGACAAAACCGTCGCAATCGTTCCCGAACGCAAGCCGCTGGTCGTCACCATAAAAGCGGTCAAACACACCATCGGGGTGCAGACGCTTCGCGCATGTGAAATTGGTGCCCTCAACCGTATAGTTCGAATATCCGTAATCCTCGAGCACCGCGAACCGGCAGTCGTTACAAATGCGGGTCATGGCGCCAACACCCTTTCAATTTTGGTCAGCATAACCGCTCGTTCTCCGTTCGGACGATCCGCACCTCTTGCTCGATATTCAGAAGCAACGCCTCGCGCAGAACCGAGTCTTTGATTTCGAATTGCGCGGCCGTCTCGGCGTTTTCCAAGGCGCGCGCAGCGTGCTCCTTGTCTGTCATTTACGCGCCCTCGCGTTCCGCTCTTGCATGGTCAAACCGGACACATAGACCTGTTCGCCGAGGCGCAATTCGACATTCGGCAGATTCTCGCGCGTCGTCCACCATTCGCGAATCGTCTTATGCCGCATATCCACGTCGAACATTTTCACTTCGCCGTTCGAATACAGGCGCGCGTAGGTCGTCGCGATATTGTCCTCGGCGAATCGGGTCGACTGATAAATGACGTTCACAATGCGCCCCGCTGATGTCGCAGTTTTCCCTTGGCGGCGAGGTCGACCGATACATCGCGCATGATGCGTTCGACTTCCGCCTTCGCTTCGGCGTGCGTCGGTTCGCGACCGAGTTTCAAGGCGAGACGATTCCAGATCGTGTTCGGATTATCGTTGCGCCAGGTGGTTGTAACGGTGATCGCCATAACCGCAGCAAATCACCAATAACGCAGACTGTCAACGTTAATTTACGCTCGGCGAGGCAACTTATCCCTCGCGAAATTCCCGTACACTAACCTACCGCTTGAGGCCGATCGGCCCGATCCTGCGTCCGGTGTGTGTGTGTGTGTTGCTCGGGCACGATGCTCGGCGCCTCGACATGGCCAAAGCGACGCAGAATGTCGCCGACATATTCCGCCTCACGTTCGCACAACACCACGTTGAAGCCCTTGGCGCGAGCTGCGACGCCGGTCGTGCCGGATCCTGCGAACGGGTCGAGCACCGTACCGCCGGGCGGCGTCACCAGCGCGCACAGCCATTCCATCAACGACACAGGCTTGACGGTCGGATGCTTGCTGCCGTTGCGATCGGCTTTGCTGGCCTTTGACGAATAGAAGAATCGGGCGGCACTATTCGGAAACCCCGCAACAACCTCGTCCGAACCGTCGTGGCACACATTGGCCGGCCAGCGGCCCGCGTTCAGTTCGACGATTTCACAAGCACCGTGTAAGCCCGCACCGTATATACCGTTTCCCGCGCCTTGCGGTTTGGACCCTTTTGCGGTCCCGCCTTCCGTCCCTATCCGACACGCATCGATGTTCAGCGCGCCGGTTCGCCAGCGCAGCACATTCGCGGCAACGGTGCCCTCGGATAGCGGCTTGCGCGCAAGCACGATCGGTTCGAACGCCGGTTTCAGGGCTGTATTCATCGGGCGAAGATGGTCCGGAATGATGAACTTGCCGTCCGAATCGCGGACCACTTCAAGGATTTGGCCGTCAATTTCCAGATTGTAGATCTGCATAAAATCCCTCGCGTCGGTATTCCTCGTGTTTCGCCTTGTGACAGTCGCGACAAAGCGTGACGAGATTTTCAGGGCTGTTGTCGAACGATACCGAATAAGGTTCCCAATGATGAACCTCTAGTCGTTCGTGAGAGCCACACTGCTGGCAAGTTCGATTGTCGCGATTGAGCGCAAACGCTTTTACTATCGGCCAATCTTTCCCGTATTTCTTCGGGGACGCGCGGTACTTGCCGCCTTCGGTCCACGTCCCGTCGCCGCCAAGCAGTTTCGACGTGCTGGTATTGCGGCACGCACGCGAACACATATGCTGATACCCGCGCGTCTCTGCTTTAACTATTTCGCTGATACGCTTTCGGAACGATTTATTGCATTCTGCGCATACGACCGAGCGCCATCGCGAAGCCTTGAAGCATTCCCACGAGCAATATTTCTTGTTTGGATTTGCCGGCACGCGAGCGAATGTTGTCCCACAGCCGTTACAGAGTATCGGGCGACGAGGGTCTGTCATTTCCATTCGATCGGGCCGTCAAAACCTTGAGCGCGTAAAGCCGCTTCGGCCTTGTCCTGAATTTCCAAGCGCCAGATGGCACGACCTTTCGCGAATCCCGTCCCGTAAATCCACATGAGCGAATCGCGGATTTCGAACCCCGCGTCCTCGATCGCGCACGCCATGCGGTGATAGCCACGCGAGGCGCCGAACGCGACCAGGTGCGCGCCGGGCTTCAGCACGCGCAGGACTTCCGCCCAAAAGCCGGGGTCCATCGCGCATTCGCCCGTGTCCCACTGCTTACCCATGAAGCCGGCCGACGCGCGCATATAGGCACCAGTCGCAGAAGGGTGTCCCGTTTGCGTGTAGTCTTTGGCTGGCGCGGCGGTCGGCGACCTGAACCGCTTGACGATCGACACGAGCGCATAAGGCGGGTCCATGACCCCGCTGTCGATGCAGTTATCCGGTAACGCACGCAGCGCGTCGCGACAGTCAGCGTGGAAAAGCGTAGCACCTGCGTCAAGGGTGTAAGTTCGGTTCATACTGCGATTCCGGAGATATAGACGACAAGGGCAGGCGTTGCCGCGCCTAGTCACCGCCTCGAAACGAACCTGCCAACAATAACGCAGATTGTCAACGATAGATTCCACCAAAGCGCCGAAACGCAAGCGTGAATTGCGCCTCGGCGTCATCGGGCGACCAGAACTGCAAGCGCACTCCGAGCGGCTTTTCCGGCAAGCGCCAGTCCTGCGGCGGCGTGGTCATCGCCTGGTCACGTTCGTCGGCGAGGATCGCGTTGTCGAGCCGCTTCACTTCGGCCGGCAGCGGGTAGGGCAGGTCGAACCGCTCGGCGATCGCAGCCTCGAGTCGTCGCTCAATATCTGCGTAATTGCTCAGGAACGGCTTGATCGGCCGAATGACGTCGGACAGATACGCCTCGCTGGCGTCGTGCATCAGCGCGGACAGCGCCAGCGCGCGCGGTGCGGCGTTAGCCATGTGGACGCAATGCTCGGCGACCGAATAGAATTTCAGGCAGTGACCGCCATAGCGGCATATTTTGGACAGCGCGCCGGCGATGTCCTCGAAATGAACTTCCTCGGGCCGCGGGTCCAGCGGATAGAACGCGCGGCCGGTAACGGTCTGCATCCAGTCGCCGCGCGGGCCAACGCTATGACCCTGCCAGGTGCGCGGCGCTGGTAGGTCAGCGCCGAGACAACGATCGCACTTTCCGCAAGCCGTACCGAGCGACCAATCGCCTTTGCACACGACATTCATATCGCGTCCCCATCTTCGTTGATTTCGACGCCAGCGAGGCGGTTCGGAACGCTATGGGCGAGGCGCGTCATAAGACCACCGTGGATCGCACGGCGGAGCGGGGTCAGGCGCTCCTGATGCTCTTTCGCCATTTCGCGCAACGCGACTTCCCGAGTCGGCCAGCCCATCACCGCACCAGCGCGTCATAAAAGCCGCCCGCGTACAGCAGACCGTGCGTCGTGCAAAGGGCAAGAAACGTTCCGATGTATTCGAAAAGTCGTTTGTCCTTTTGCAGCGTAATGACGGCTCCCATTGCGCTCAAGACGATGAATACCAGTTGCGGCCAAAGTGCTGTCATCATCGTTTCCTCATATAAGCCTTGCCGACGCCCCATTCGAACGGGCCGCGATCGACCAGGTCTTGCGCTTCTGCTGCGCTGATGGTCGCGGTCTTGCCGCGATCGGTGCACGCGCGAAACTGCGATTCGCCGAACAGCCATTGATATTTGACGACCAGGTGCAGCCGGTGCAGTTCAATGAACCGCTCCTGCGCTGGCGAGAACGGCGCGACGGGCGGCGAGGGCTCCGCGAGCAGGTCAACCGTGTCATCGAGGGTGTCGTCGGTCAGCATCACAGCACCAGCGCCCAAAGGAGCCACGCGGAAAGCGACACGACGACAGCGAGCAGCATCAACAATGCGCCGATGATCGCAGGGCCGAAGTCAGGAAAATAGCCGGACGGTTTCGCCGCCGGCGTCAGCGCGTAGCTTGCAGCGAACGCAAGGAACGTCACGGCGAGCGGGAGAATCCATGATCCGAGTGTGATGGTCATAGCAGCAGTTCCCCCGCTTCCGGCTTGGCGTAGGGCTGGATCGAGATCACCTGCCACGAGATCACCTGCCACGGCATGAACGGCGTCTTGCACCATATGACGACGTATTCGCCGGGATAAAGTAGAGCGTTCGTGTACCGATCGCGCGAATTGGGAAACGTCCGGAGTTCGTGGCGAATCATTCGACACCATCCAGTCCAAGCGTGTGCAGCGGGACATGACTCTCGCGAAACGCCGTCTTTGTGGCATCGTGC